CAATGGGTGTCGCCGCAATGACCCCTCCAGTTGGTACAACTGCACAAAGACCTGGTGGTGTTGATCAAGAGTTCAACACTGGTGCTCTGAGATTCAACACCGATATCGGTGCTCTTGAGTACTACGATGGTACTTCCTGGATCGCTCCTGGTAAGAAGACCTACACTACAGTCAACACGACTCAGGCAGTTAGTGCAAAGGATAACGTCTACTTCGTAACAACGACAGGTGGCGCTATCACACTCACACTACCTGCTTCGCCTGACCTTGGTGATACCGTAAGATTCTATGATATCGCTAAGACATTCGACACCAATGCACTAACCATTGGTAGAAATGGTAAGACGATTCAAGGTGATTCTTCTGACTTGGTTGTCAATGTTGAAGGTGCCGCCTTTGAATTGACTTTCTCAGGTGACTCATACGGTTGGAGACTGTTCTCCGTCTGATTCTTGATTTCGGGGGACATAAGTCCCCCTTTTGTCATACAGTTATTGTTTTTGTCATGTGATCTCAAAATACCATTACGAAAAAGGGTTGTAAATGGCCAACTATAAATCATATAAAACAATTACCGCCGATCAAATTCCTGCGGGGACTATTTCACTGGAGAAGTTAGCTTCTGGTGTTGGTCCTACTTTTTGTGTAAAGTATTTCCAAGGATCTCCTGGTCAATGTACTCCTGGTTGTTGCTGTAATTTCCAAATGCCAGCAGGAACTTCTAGAGCAACCTGGGAGGCCTGGGGTGCGGGCGGAAACGGACATGGATCATGCGCTTGCAACAGATGTCAACACTTTCGCGGTGCTTCGGGGGGTTCATACAATACTAAGACGATCTCCACAAATGGGGGTTGTTCTTATACTGTCTGTGCTGCTGGTGTTTATAGATGTCGTTCCAGAGAGTGTAACGGATGTCAGGGATGTACTTCCTACGTCAACGGATATAACCTTTCCAACTTCTGTGCCTTAGGTGGTGGTAGAGGTTGTGCAAATGGTGACTGGTCTAGAAGATGTACATCAACGTATGCATGTTGCGTAAGTCCTGGTTCATGGGGCGGAGACTTTGCGATGTCTCCTCACCAATCTAACTGGTCTGGTCACTGGAACTGTCACTGTACAGGTGCTGTTGCTCATACTTGTCAGTCTGGAGCACCATTCATGGGTGTAGGTTCTGAACATAATATGGACCAATGTTGGATTCGTTGTGGTTGTTGGTCAGTTCCTTACGCTTCTGGTGGTATGGGAGCAATTAACACTTATTGTGGTAGTGGTCACTGTGGTCAGGGTGGAACTGGCGGCGGTGGAGTTGTCAGATTAACCTTTATCTAAGCAGGAGAGCAACAAAAAAATGGCAAATTATTCATCTTATAAGAAAGTTGCTGGAGACCAAATTGCAGAGGGTATTCTTACTGCAGAGAAATTTTCTCAGTCTCCAACTGGAACCTATGGAGTAAAGTGGTTCTATGGATCTCCTCAACAGTGTACACCAGGATGTTGCTGTCTATGGACAGTTCCAACTGGAGTAAAGAAACTCTGGATTCAGGCCTGGGGTGCTGGTGGTAATGGTTCTGGGTCTTGTTCTTGCAACAGATGCCAACACTATATGGGAGCAGCAGGTGGGTCATATAATAGTGTAACTATCGATACTTCTGCTGGTTGCCAGTACACAGTATGTGCTGCTGGTGTTTACAGATGTTATTCTAGAGAATGTTGTGGTTGTATTGGATGTTCTTCATATGTTAATGGTTTCAACCTAAGTAACTTCTGTGCAGTTGGTGGTTGCCGATCAATGGCAAACGACTCTTGGTCAACTGCTTGTTCTGGTGTAAACCAATGTTGCATAGGTCCTGGTTCTAATGGTGGACAGTTTGCAATTAATAATCACGGTGCTATTTGGTCCAACGCAAGACACGACACGTATAGAGGTTGGTGTCACTGTTATAACCAGGGTACTGCTCCAACTTCAGCTCCTTTAATTGGAACCTCTGCGTGGCAGGGACTGAGAAGTTGCTGGGTTCGTTGCGGATGCTGGCAAGTACCATATGGTCATGGTGGACTAGGCGCTCAGACTACAGAATGTGGTCGTTGCTGCGGTCAGGGTGGTACTGGCGGCGGTGGACTCGTCAAAATTACATACTTCTAAGGAGCATCTACGAAAATGGCAAATTATTCATCTTACAAAAGAATTACTAACGATCAAATTACTGATGGAACTATCACTAATGATCAGTTAGCTTCTGGTGCTTTTTCGAACTGGGGTGTTAAATGGATTTATGGAGATCCAGGCTGGGGATCAAGTGGTTGCTGTTGTTTATGGACTGTACCTACTGGTGTAAGTAGAATTACTTTTGAAGCCTGGGGTGCAGGTGGCAATGGTCACGGAATGTGTAACTGCAGTAGATGCCATAACTGGCACGGTGCTGGTGGTGGATTTTACAATACTAAGACTATCGACACCGCTTCTGGTTGTCAATATACTGTTTGTGCTGGTGGCGTTTATCGTTGCTGTTCTAGAGAATGTACAGGATGCAACGGATGTACTTCTTACGTCAACGGATATAACTTGTCCAACTTCTGTGCCCTTGGCGGTGCAAGAGGTTGTGCAACAAACAACTGGTCTGAACCTTGCCACTCAACATTCGAGAGATGTTGTGTTCAACCAGGTGCATGGGGTGGAGACTTTGCAATGGGTAATCACGTTATCCACTCTCCAAAAATGGATGGTTGGGATTGTCACTGTTACTACAACCAAGGTATTCCAACTGGTGCTCCTTTCATTGGAACCTTGGGCGTTTCCTATACAATTAGAGAGTGTTGGGTTCGTTGCGGTTGCTGGACTGTTCCATATGGACACGGTGGTCAGGGTGCTATCACTAACCAGTGTGGTAGTTCCTGTTGTGGACAAGGTGGCGTAGGCGGTGGTGGAATCGTCAAAATCACTTACGTTTGATATACGGAAATCACTATTTGATTTAAGGGAGTTCAAAACTCCCTTTTTTTGTGTCTTTTTATAAATACTAAACGAAGGAGTTAACCTGAACAAACAATGGCAATTATTTCTCACCAGTGGGAGTTACCACTACCCAACGAATTTCTGGCAGATCATAGTTTCTCTAATGGTCTCACTAGAACTGTTACTTATGATGGACCAGATAGAATTTATCTTCAAATTGGTGCAGATGGAACGGAACTATATGGTCCACTAACTGCAGAAGATTTAGCAGATGGACGCCCAACACCCATCGATGTTGTTGAACTTTTTGAAGTAGACTGCACTCAGTATCCTCTAATTTGTCAACTAAGAGGTCCAGTCGTTAATGAATTGGAAGAAGAGAGAGGAGACGACGAGCGCCCTGTACCAGGGTCTCCAGTTATTGATGGATATCCACAGATGACTTATAGTTATCCTCTTTTCCCAGAAGATGTATACGATCAGGGATCTGTTAGAGTTGTTGATGGAGTTCCAACAATCAAAGCATATACCATTCTAGAAAAACTGAATGGTAGAGATGAAAATAAGACTTGGGATGTAGTTAGAACACATAGAGATAGAGTTCTCAAGAATAGTGATGGAGCTATTGCTGAAGATATGCCCGAAGCCATGAAACTTGAGTGGAAAGCATATCGTCAGAAGTTGAGAGACTTCCCTGCAACCATGGAAGCTGCTGGAGTTCATCCAAATATTGCTGACATGATGTTCCCAGAAGAACCATACTTCACCATGCCACCTGCGGACCCAGAACCCCCAGCAGATGCTGCTGCTTCTTGGGAACCACCTACAAAATGGGTTTGATAAAATAATCATATAAATTTAATAGGAGGGACAAAAATCCCTCCTATTTTTTATGGCGAAAATATTATGTTTGAAACAAACGAAAACATCTCTATAGAAATTAAAAAGTGTTATGATCATTTCAAAGGAAATGACTATGGTTACATTTGGAGAAAAATTTTTATAATTGACGACTTTTATCAAAATCCTGATGCAGTTAGGGCAACTGCACAAGCACATGTTCCCAAATACGAAAAAGAGTATTGTGGAAATTTGATAGGTGGAAGAGTTGTAGAGACATACCCAGATATGATTGATTCATTGAAACCCGTCTTTCAAAATTTATGCCAACATGAACAATGGTATAACCTAGAATATTCCCAAGATGAATTTGACAGAAAATGGAATGATATGAAATTCATGGTTAATGTTACAAGTGGGGAAGAGATAGAAAAAAGATTTGATGAAAAGAAACACACATATACATTCCA